TACTATGAAGGATCTGATATATCGAACATATCTGAAAATTGGGATTCCATACAAAACAAAAACGAATCAGGAACTAAAAAAAGTTATGCACAAATAGTTAATGATAGACATATAAAACAAACCAACAAATTATTACAAGCAGAAAAACCAACACAAACACCTTCTGCAACAACAACTAGAACCACAAGAACTACAACAACAGGAGGTTATTAATGGGTTATCAAAGAGTTGTAAAACCAAAATTTTATGTAGATATAATGTCTTATTTCCATGCTACAGGACATAGTCAATATTTTAACAATGCACAAGGTGTTGGTATTGATGAAGGAAGTGTTACAGATTTATTATATGGTAATACATCAAGTATTGTAAGAAATACATTAGGTAATAGTGGAACATTTGTATCATACTCAAGTGCAGCATGGGAATCTAATAAAATAGCAGAAAATTGTTTTCCAACATTTAATGTAGATTTTGTAGCACTTTTAAACCATAATTTTGAAGGTGGAGAGTTTTATGTTGGATTTAGAGATGCAAATAATATAACAGAAATAAGTTTGGGTAGTGGTAGTTTACCTTTTGACTATGATAAAAGTATTAATATGACATATCAAAGTGGAGATGTTGATATGCAAGATTTTAATGGTTTTTCTATAGGTGTAACACAAAACACTTTACAAGCCAAAGAAAAAGGCAGAATGTTTATTTATTGTAGTCCTGATAATACTTGGAATAATGGTAATGGATTTTCTTTAGGAGATAGATATTGTGGTTCTGTAATGGTAGGTAAAACTTATAGTCCTCCACATAGTCCTAACTTATCTATGACAGTAAGTAGAAGTTTTGATGGTATTAAATCAAGCAAAACTAAAGGTGGACATACAATAAGCAATATTGATCATCTTGGTAATCCTGATTGGGCAGGACATAATGCTTGGGAACTATGGAAATATCCTACGGATCCAAAAGTTAAAAATCCAAATATAAATCCTGATGTTACACAACAAAATGCTTTTATTGAAGATCCTAAACTAAATTTAGGTAGATTAGGTAGAAGATCGTGGAAACTAACATTTGATTTAGTAAGTGAGCAAGATATATTTGGTGCATGGGAACTAACAAATAAAAACCCTTTATTAGATGTAAGTAATTATCCTGATGATTCAGGTGCAACATTTGGTATGAAAGGTTACGATAATCCATTTCTTGAAGAAGATAATTTTATATCAAGTGTATGGACAAAAACACTTGGTGGTACAATACCTATGATTATGCAAATCGATGATAGTCATACAAGACCTGATAATTATGCTTTAGTTACAATTAAACAGAACTCATTTAACGTAACACCAAAAGCACCTAATTTATACACATTTAGTATGACATTAGAAGAAACGTGGTAGAATATACCTAAATAACAAAAGCCCTCGTAATTGAGGGCTTTTTTGTTTAAGGGAGGGGAGAGGGTAGACGTGTGCTGTTGATATGCTTACAGGTTAAATAAACAAAAGAAATATGCCTACCCTCTATGGTTTCATGTTTTTTGATTTGCTGCGAGTTCTTTCAATTTTTCCTGTAACTTCTTATTGTCAAAAATCTTAGTAAATCTCAAATTGGTTTTTCTGTATCTCTCATCTGCTTCTTCTACAGATTTTGAGTTCAGAATATAGTTTAAACTTACATTTAAAATATCAGGTTTTGCAAGTTCTAATTCTATAGCAATTCTAATCCAAGTTTGGACTTGGTCATACAAAGACATTAATTTAATAATAACATCTTTCATACCTGCTATAATTTTATCTTCTGATTGTTGCATCATTGCATTTGCAACTTCTTCTGCACTTGCACATGATTCTTCTACACCAATACCAAGTCCTGATA